TGGGGTTTGAAATTGTTAATATTGCGACTATTTTTGATATTTCATCTAAATTTATTCTATTTTGAATCTCTGAATAATTATAATTAGAATGAACATTATCTAGATCTTGCTTGCCTAGCCAGATATTATTTATATTTTCTTTAAAAAATGATTGATCATCTGGCTTTCCTTTTAAGATTATAGATTTTTCTCCATCGGACGTTTGTGATTCCAAATCAAAAATCAAGACTTCTTTTTGTGTGGTATTATATGTTTTGGAATTTATTCTATACGAATTATCTAGTGATACCTTTGTAGATCTATTTATTATTTCAAATTTTTCTATGTACCCCACGCTACTTTCAAATGATTTATCATTTGTTAGTAATAGCCTGACTTCTTTTTCTGATGTCTCTTCTGCAACTATTTGAGAATCAGAGTATCCAAATGAATTTATCATATAGTCACCTGAAACGTCTCTGTCTAATTCTTTGGATATATCTACAAAACATAAATTATAATAAAAATCAATATAGTGGTAAAAAAAAGAAGAATCAGATATATATGACCTTTTAACCAAATCGTTCATGAAATCATAGGAAGGACTACCCGATCTTATCCAAACCATTCTATCATTTGTATTTTCAACATTGGAACAAAATCCAATATCAATCTGATTTGAGATATATCTTAATGACTCATGAGATGTTGAATTTGAAACACTTTCAAATTTTCTTAGATATAATTTTGGTACATCACATGATCCGAATATTGAATATTCGTCAGATCCAAAGTCTTTGTATGATAGAATTTTAAAATCCATTTTTATTGATCTTAAAGATTTTGATCTAGAGTTTATAAATACAGTTATTATTGAATCGTCAAGAGGAAACCCATCCTGTCTCATTATACCAAATGTATCTTTGAACACTATGCTTATAACAGGTATTGTATCTTGATATTTTAAAGTAAAACTAGATATATCAGAATATGATATTTGTATTCCATTATACCAAATAAATGGTATAAATCCCATTCCTTTAGATAGCGACTCTGAATCTTTCGGACTGAATCCACGGACATCAACAACAATCTCTGTTGGTGATATTCTAGGAAGAAAAAATTGAGTCAACTTATCAATTGGACCACCTGATCTAGCTCTTGGGTCCCGAGGAGTTGATTTTTGAGACTGGTCTTCACTATTTGATTGTTGGGTTGGTACTTCTCTATCCACCCGTGGAGACTCTTCAGAGTCAGCAGGCTTTTCTAAAGCAGGAGATCCATTTAACTTTTCATAAAAAAGTGGTGCTAGATTTCTAGATCTAGAATACCCACCCGTTGGTTCGGATGGAAACACTAAGGTACCATCACTAGATGAATATGATCCTTGTTCATATTTTATAACTTTGTTTTTCCATCCACCCCATCCTTGTGTAGATTGGTAAAATGACTGAACAGCTGATTTTAAATTGTCAATATTATTTATTGTTTGTATAGACGTACTAAATTTCTTTACCCCAAATGCAGATAAAGCATCCTCGGGAGCAGATTTAAACGATGTTATGTAATATTGGATTAATGCTTTGGATGATACAGATGGATTCTGATTTAGTAGATCTGGATCATTGATCAGATCGGAGCCGATTTCGGAACCGATTTTTTTATAATTTGATTTGAATGTCAATTGATTAAACCCTCTTCCCCGATATCTATATCCGTCACCCTCAATTGAATTTCCATAAACAGAACCATTTGATTCTCTTTGTCTATTGCTAGTTATCCCATAGATTTTATCAAAGAATTTAATATCATCTTTTTTTAAATCTTCCAATTGTGTATCATTTAAGTCAGATACATTATTTCCAAAAACTTTTCGAAGTCGGTCTACAGATGTAGATCTGTAAGAGGATTCGGATTTTGGTTTAAGGTTACTTTCTTTAGAACATATTGCGAGTAGAGCAGCCTGAGAAAATTTGTTAGTTATACCGACCTGGATTAAGTTATTAACAATTATGTCAACATTTGATAGTTGTTCACCATCTAGATTATCAAAATATTGCTTAGCACTACTCATTAATTATTTATTAAATAGGTTATTTCCCACTCTTAGTAATCCTCCTTTGGTGCTTACTTGATTATCAGGTAATTGCACAATATTTGGTGATGAAATTCCACCCACCTCAACAAATTTTTGTCTTGATGAATCAACTTTTGTTGATTTATTTGGATTAGATAAAACTTTAGATTCTTCTTTAGATTTCTTTTCTTTAAATCTTAAAACTTCTATATCAGATTGGTTTGGGTATCTTATCAGAGTACCTTCTTTTATATTTAGGGGGTTGCTTATATTATTGGCATTTAATAGAATATCTATATAATCAATATTTCCATATATTGACTGACACACAAGATCGATTCTCATTTCTTCTCCCTTTTGGATTCGATACTCTAGATATCGAATCCCACTAAACACATATTTATAGGTTCGTGTAAATAGATCATATCCACCATTTATTTTTTTAAGATTGTCTATATCATAAATTTTCATTCTTGATCTTCTAGTATTTTAGAAACACCCTCACGGTATTGTTCAGTTGTTGTTATAGTTGAATTAGCGTCCCTCACTATAGAATCTCCAGACCCTGACCCTTGATTTCCAATTTTTGTTTGTAAAGAGCTTCCTAAAGCACTATTACTATCCTGTTCACTTTGATCACTACCTTGTTCGTTTTTTCTAGTAGCGACTATTTGATTTGGAGCTTTAAATGGTGGCTCACTATTGTGAAAGCTTTTGGGATCAAAAGATGAACCTATTGAATTCTGAAGATTTCCTGGGACGGTTATTCGAACACTGCCAGATGATAGCTTTCCAAATATTTCATCTATCCCAAGATTTCTTGAACTTTCTAATGTAAATTCACAATCTATAGAAGATGGTAAATCATTAAAGGATAGTTGTGGTCCCAATTTGACGGTAACATTTCTACAAATCATATCTCCACTAGATAATATGGGCCTCATTGGATTTCCAATTGTGACATGCCAAGGACCAGATGGTGTTCCGGTTAGATAATTTAAAATTCCTAAAATAGGAATTTTATATTTTCTAGCGATTGTTTCTGGTATAGATTTTAATAGATTGTCTAGTCCGATTTGAACATCGTCATTATCAACCTCTTCTACATCTTCCTCATCTTCTGGTTTTTCTCCGGATAAAAACTCAGCTATTTTTTCTGATAGAACACTTATAGAGTCTATCATTGCTTTAATATATTCATTAATTTTTATTAGAAGTTGATCAGGATTTGACATCGCATTCAGTAGGGACTCAACACCACCAACTATTCTGCTATTTTTACCGAGGTAAAATGTAGCACTCGACCCACCGAAAGATAAAATCGTTCTTAAGATATCATAGTATACAAATGTTGGATCAATTCCGTTAATAAATTTTTGCTCCCAGGAGCATTTAATTTTAACACTGAATTTTCCAATTAATCCTGACCCAGGGCTATTCGTTCCAATAGTTTTTCTTCGAGATGACTCCATTATTAAATTTGGATCACCACTAGGAAGTCTCGAAGATGATTTACTATCAATTATTCCTATTTTTTCAAGAACTTGCCTTTGAAATATTTCTGTTATTCCTGGTAGTGGAATAGAATCCCCTAATCGAGATGATATATCTCCTAGACCCCCGATTTGCATAAGAGCATCTTTACCCACACTATTTAAAACATCTTTTAGAGTATCACTTGTTTGAATCCACTCTTCTCCAAAATCAAACTCAATAGGATTCTCTTGATCAGAAAACCAAGTAACTAAAGTAGTATTGGCTTCTTGTAGAGTATTGCTTGATAGATCATCCCCAATTATAGAAGGAAATCTTCTACAGACAATTAATCTGTTATTCGGATAGACACCATAGTTTTTGCAATAGACAAAATCTGAGCTCTTCACCCTCATCGCTGGGTATTGATTTAGTATTTTGATAATATTTGTTGTGGATATATTGTAGATTGAATCTTCATGTATAACATTGGGTGGGTCAAAAGATAATGGATCAGCATTTTTTTGATTGGATCTTTTGAAGATTGTGTGCTTTGAACTAAATAGAGATTTAATGTTTGGGTCTTCAGAAGTTCCTATCACATTCCCGGCTCTATCTTTTACTTCACTAGTGCTTCGTTGTGTGTATGGATTATTAGATCCTCCAAAATCTTGATCAATCAATCCCAAAGGGGATCCTGTGTATCTATTTGACATATTCTATATATTGAAATATCTATAATTCCCATATATTTTCGAAGGGATTGGTTCGATAGAATATATAGAATATGGATTTTATAAATCGTGGACCTAAAAATATATTGAAATGATGGATTTTTTTTGTGTGTACTGTAAAACCCGGAAAAAATTTGATAAATATTTAAAAGTCAATAAAATTAAGAATAAATATATTATCGATCTCAAGAAGATAGTGGATGAAGAAGAGGTAAATTTTGATCAAGATAAAACGTATTTGAAAATACTCATCTTTAATAAGATTCAACAAGCTGTTGAGAGAAATAAGGACATCTATTACATTCCAGATTTCGAAAATGAGTTTTCTATAGAAAAGTTGCTAAATTTGAAAAAAATGCTTGGAGATAATAATTTTAATGTATTAATATTTTATAACGAATTTAGAAAAAATCACAATATAATTGATGATGTTTTTTCGAATCTATCCAAATTTAGCAACTCTCAAATCATAAGAGATTATTGATATAGATGTTTTTGATTTTTTCTAAAATCACACTATCAATATCCTTTTCTAACTCATTACAAGCTAAAATCCTTAAGTTTCTTTCCTCAATAGATATTTTATCAATAGATGATTTAATTTTATCTAGTAATAGATCTTCATCATTTTTATACATTTCATAAATAGACTTAATCTTGGACCTTTGATTATATAGGTTATTATTATTAGATTTGATCTCATCTATTTTATTGTCTATAACCTCCCAATTTAAAATTTCACCTTTGAGATTTTCAAGTAATTTTATATCATTAGAAGATTTTTTATCATTCAATAGATCCATCAAAGCTTCTAAAAATAATTCTTTTCCGGCTACCTTCATTGTACCAGCTACTTGGTACCTTGTAACAGGACCATATGTCTGAACTCTTAAAAAATCGTTCATAAGGTTTAAAACTTTGACTTTAAAAATATCCTCTTCATTTATCTTCGCAACATTTTTACTTTCTTCTCCAACTGGAGAATTTGTATATTTTGAAAACTTCTTCATGAATTATATATATTTTTGAACCTTTCAAATTTGGCAATTATTCTCTTATTATTGGTATCAATTGTTATACCAGACCTTTTGGTTGGTCTCATTCCCTTTCGAGATCCTGCATTTACAAATTCATCTTTATTGACTTTTGTATTTTGTCCGTCTTTATCGGAAAGATAGTATTCATAATTTTCATTGGTGTCCTGTCCCTTTAGTTCGATGTTTGTCTCAGCATATTTTATATCTTCTCCTGATTCAAATTTTTGGACTTTTTCCTTTAGATTATTAATGAAATCTCTAGCAATTTTTTTCATTACATCAGTGTATTTCTCAGTCTTATAAACCTCCTTCAGATATTTTTTATCATATTTCATAAAATTGAACCCTTGGATATTTGTGATTGATGGATGACCTCCTGAATTTTTAGTTATTAGGTCAATCAATGGTATTTTATATTTACTAAGAACTGATCTATTCTCTCCGTTCATCTTTTCATATGTTAAGTCCATATTCTTTCGTATTTCGTCATTTATTTGAACCTTAACCATTTCCCCATTTTTGTTTTCATATATGCAATCTGCATAGAAAGCTTCTAAATCAGATGATCTAAATCCAACACCAACGTAATTTGGTCCCTCCTCTTTAGCCATTTTTTTCCAATCTTGCGAATATTCTAATTCCCTCTTTATTCCTTCGAGTGGTATGAACATTTTTGAAAAGTTATCAAATTGTGTTGATATTATCTCTTTTGCAATTTCTCCAAGGTTTATATTTTTTAGCTTCTTCTCTTTAAAAGGATTACAACTTACTTGTATTAGTCCCATTGGCCATACTATGCAAATGAAATTAGCTTCAGGAAAATTTTTAAATGGAACATACCGATCATATGATCCTGGTTTAAACATGTTTCCACCACCATATTGTGATATTATTTTCGATTCTTTGTCAAAATGGACACCCTTGGATATTTTGGATCCGGATTGTATGGCCGATCTATGTTTCCAGTTTGCGGGATCATATTCCTGTGCTTCCTCCTCACCATCTAATTCAACAAATTTATAATTCTTCATTCTTTCAATATAATCTGAAAGATTTTTCATTAGGTCTTCTGGTTTTGCAAGCCTTCCTAATTTGTCTTTTGTTTTAGCAGAATTAACATAGTGTCTTATGTTATTAAATATGGAATATAAAGATGGGTTTGAATCTAAGACTAAACATTCTAGAAAATTTCTATTAATATGATTGGTTTTCCCGTCTATACTTTTACATGATATTCTTTTATTTTTATAAGCTAATAAAAGTCTATTAACTATAAATCCCATCATGAATCGATTTTTTTCTCCGGATAGAGTTCTTTCAAATTTAAATATTGAGTTCTGGACATCTTCAGGTTTAATATCATGTGCTAGAAAATTAGCCGAATCGACTGTCTTGACTAGTTCAATATCTTGTGGAGTAAATACATCACTATATGATATTTCTCCTGATATGGTTTCAACATTCGACCTAGCGGGTTTGAAATATTTCGATTTGGTGCTATCAGCTCCAATTTGCTTATCGTGGTGGTCTGATTGTATATGAAACATTGGCTTTCCGTGAGCAAAATCGCATAAAATCTTTAGAGTGTTTTCTTGTCCTGTTTTTACAGCAAATTCTTGTCCCCCATATTGAATTATGTGACAATCAATGGTATCCAAATCATAGTATGTTTTAAAAAAACTTTTAAGCGCTATAGCTGAGCAAATACCATCCAAATCTTTATGAAGCCATATTTCGCAGTTTTTGTAACCACGGACTACATTTTTCAGATTTCTTATCCCAACTTCTTCGTTTATAAATGAAAGATACTTCTTCAATTATTTAATATATTTTATGTATATATTAAGTAACTTAACATAAAAACACTACTTAATCTTTTTATTGTGTTTTCTTGAGTATCTTTCTCCAAATTTGTGTCCTTTTTTAACACTCCTATCATATGATTTTGTAGTTTTGTAGGTATTTTTGTCTCTCTTGCCGTAAATTGATATAACTTCCTTTCTTGGAAATTCATATGGAATCACTCTGGGGGAGCAAGAGGATATTATAATAATCAATAGTATCAACGCAAATCTCATATTTTATTTATTTATGTTGCAATGAACATAAAATATGATTTCTGTATTTTGTGAGGTTTTTTACTTTTTAAATTGTTTAATTATTCCCTTTGTTTCTTTATCTATATCAGAATCAAACTTAGTATCAAAGAAATTTTGATTATCATCCACAATTTTTGTATCGGGTGATATTGAAGCGAATGGTCCCAATTCTCCCGATCTCCAAATTCCACCAACCATGCTTCCATTTAAGAACCCATCCATGAAAAAACAATTTTGTAATGTTGATGACTCAACTCTACAGTTTAATATTTTAGATCCATTAATATCCGAATTATCAATTTTGGATTTGGATATTTGAGCATTGGATACTTCACACCCATTAAAAAGGCATTTTTCAAAAATACCATTTGTTATTTGACAACTGATAAAATCTAAATTCTTTAGGGTAGAATTTATTTTTAGAGTTGAGTCGACAATTTCAACTGTCTGTGTTTGGGTTACGTAGTTTATTATACAATCTCCAATATCATCAATAGAATCTATGAAATCCCAGATTCTCTTATATATTCTTGGGAAATAGGAATTAACTATTTCATACATATTATTTTGATCGATTTGAATAGATACTGTGGGATATTCCACTAGAAATGTATCATATTTTGAAAAAGACTTTAACTTGTTAATATTTGTTTCTAAATATTTTTCTAGTTTGTCCGCATCTGAGTGGTTGAATCCAACACCTACAGAATTATAAGTATCTAAAATGAATCTATCAAGAAAATAAACAATATTTCCAATATTAACTTCATAGTCTTTACCTCCGATATATCTATATTCAATTCTTTGAGTAGCTTTGTTATTGTTTATGTTTATGAAGTTTATTCCATAGTATTTATCATTTGGGACTCTCATTAGGTTCTTCATCATATCAATGGATATGTTAAAGAAATCATACTCTTTATATGGTATGATCCTCTTTATTGACTTAGCATAGATATTATCTTTTCTTGATGGGAAAAATCTATATATTTCATCCTCATCAGTATTTAAAATCAACTTTAAGATATTTAAATCATTTAAATTTCTATCTCCGTCAAATGATAAATTGAAATGTATAGAGCATTTTTCGTTTGTATATCCAAATTTTTGAATAAATTTCAATATTTTTATAAGGTAATATTTAGAGTCATTGTATTTTAGCGGTCCTGTGACCAATTCAACCATATTAGATCCTCCTGATAAATCTGGCTCTATTTTAAAATTCTTATCATCGGGAGTAAATTCGGAGTGGTATTGTCTAAATCCATGAACCCTGATTGGATCTAACTCCTTGTTGAGGAGCTCAAGAGTTTTATAAAACGACATATCCCTTACATAAAACTCAAACTCAAACCCAATAACTGATTTTGATAATTTATTATATTCATGAATAAATTTTTCTGAATACTTCTTCATCTAGTATATATAATAAGTATAAAACTTTAAACTAGTTAAATTGCTTTTTTATATTCTTGGACATCATCCCTGATCTCTTGGGATTTCTTTTTGATGATTTGCATGATTTTTCTAATTCTGGTGGCTGCTGTTTTATTCCCCTTAACAAAGAATTTTTCAAATTCGTCTTTGAGAAAATATTTTTTACCATCTATCTCAATTTCTTCCATTAAGATATTTAACAAATCTTCGTATTTATCAGCATATTCCATCATGATTACTTCTTTCTATCCGTTTTTTTCTTTACGGTTGATCTTTTTGGATCCAAATCAGACTTTTTGGATCGAGTTTTCCTTTCAGCTCTATCTATTGAGGATATTCTTCTAGTCTCTTTTTTCTTTTCAATGTGTCCTTTGTTTTTATCCAAACTATCCTTTTCGTAATCTTCCTTTAAAGAAGACGCCTCAGATTTACTTAACCCCATATAATAAAAAGGAATAGATTCATTATATTTATGATCTTTGACACTAACCACTTCCATTTTATTGGATTTATCCTTTCTTAAGTTATAGAAGGCATCATCACATTGATCATTTGTTTTTCCATTGTCACGAAAGTATTTTTTAGCACCAGCCAACGAATAAGCTCCCTTCTCGTTTCTAGATGGGAGTTTCACAGTAGGCTTATCATTTAGTAACTTGATCAATAGTAAGGCATTATCTTCTTTGTTCTTAGTAGACTTGGACTCAAATGTAAATTCGTCAAATTTCTTGATCATTGTGTGTTTTGTTTAGGGTATATATTAAAAGTTATAAACCAAAAAATCTAAATCTAGATTTCTTTTCTTTTGGTGTTAAATCAATTTTATTCTGAAGATCTGAATTTCTTACTTTAAGATCAAATATTTCTTTTTCTAAAAGGGAAATTTTTTCCTCTAGATTTTTTTTAACAAATTCTAAATCACTTGATTTGTTCCTCAACCTACTATGTAGTATTCTATAGAATTCTCTGAATTTGAATAAGAGAAACTTAAAGTCATCTTTTTTCTGAACATCTTCAAATTCCGAGGTAAGTAAAGTTTCTATTAAGTCTTGATCATTAATGTTCATTTTAATCCAATTGATTTTGTCTGTCGATGTTTCTTATTGTCAATAACATCTGATATTGAAGTTTTATTTTGATAGGTTTTATTGTGTCCAATTTCTTTACTTAATTTAGAAGCAAATTCACTATCCAATAGACCAAAGTAATGATTGTTTTCTAAATTATTACATTCTAAAATATCTTCATCAATTTCGTATTCTTTATTGACATTAAAAACCATAATTACATGAATATTAGACATTGAATCTAATATTTGGATTAGATTGCCTGATAAATAAAAAGACTTGGAATATCCGTAATTAAATTCGGAATCATCCAACACCAACACACATTTCTCGAATCTTTTAAGAAAATTCCTAAATTCTGGGTTGTTGATTGTATGATCAATCATATTATTTGGGATAAAAATTGAGATTATATCTAATTCGGATAATCCCCATTTTAATATGTGTGTCTTTCCACACCCCCTTGGTCCCCTCATTATTGATAATGTTCGATTTTTAGACTTTATAGACTTTAATATTTTTTTAATATTTTTAATGTTTTCTTTAGGATGATATATTGATATATCTAAATATTGATCCGGGATTATTGGATCTATTTCTAATATTCCATTGGAAATGAGTAAGTTATTTATTTTAGCATATTCATCATTTTCAAAATCCATTGAACATTTTTTTATTTCTTCAATTAAATCTACTGCGTTATCATTTTTTCCGAAATAGATACAAACATCACTAACAGAAAATCCATCTGATGTGGAGTTTATTTTTGTATATGAACACCACAGATCATTATTTAATTTGAGAAGAGTTCTTTCATTTACATGATATTCCTGATCAATTGGTACTATTTCTGAAAATGTTATTTTGTTTTCAATGACTCTTTGATATACTAGATCCTCAAAATCCTTACCCGAAAACGTATCATGTATGAGGGTTCTATTTGGGATTCGACCCATTGATTCTGATACAATCAGAAAATCATTTAAATTTGGATTATCGGATTGTATGTTGAATCTTAAATTTTTCAAATTTTTCACATTTATTTTATATATATATAGAAACATGGACTATAATTTGATAGAATCTATATTGTTGATAAACAACTATCTTATTTCTTCTAGAAACAAAAATTCACGACACACAATCATAAAGTATATGTCAAAAAAGATCTCTGATCTTGTGTGTAGGAGATCTAAGAGATTAAATAATAGGTCCGTCGATGTTTATATCCCCACCGATCGAGTCAATGTTTGGTAAATTATCAAAGGAGCCCTTCTTCTTTTCATCTTCGATCATTTTCATTAAAGCTTCTTGTTGCATTTTTTGAAATCGATTTTTTTGTGCTTTTATTCTTTGATTTCGAGCATTTACTCTTTTTCGATGGTCCTTTTTAGCTTTTGATGGCATTATTGTTTTTTTTCTTTATATGGACTTTCAATAAATTGTTGAATTATTAAGACGAGAGTTCCTTTTTGGATATTCGATAATTAAAATCCTGTGGTATGTTAAATTTGTATTTAGATGATAATTTACTTGAAAACTCTCCACCAGAGAACCCAACTGTTATATCCATAGATAATAATTCTTTTTTATCTAAATCGAGTTTTACAGAAATTTTAAATTTATCAAAATCTTCTTCATCTTGTGTTTTATCAAATCGAACATGGTAATCAAATTTAATATCAATGTCATTATAGTATTTCCTAAAAAATTCTCGACTAGGCATTTTATGAAAGTCATTTCCATCCTTTGAAATATAGTGAATGTCTCTTTCAAGGGATCCTAATTTATTAACAATTGTTTTCATGAATTTCATTTTAACTGAACCACTAGAAATTTTAAATCCATCATCAAGCTTTTTTATCTCATCAAGCTTATTTGATTTTAAAGAAGTTGTTATTAGATTTTCAAGAATTCTTGAGTTCAGAATGATCACTTTGATTTCTTTCCAGTTTTTCTCAACTCTACTCAGATCAATAAAACTTTCCTCTTTTTTCTTCCATATTTCATTCATGAGGTCCGAAAATTTAAGTATGTTTTTTTGGAATTCTTCAATATACTCTCCAAGATATTTAAATCTTGGATCTCTGTGTCTAATGTCAAAGTATTCAAAGTATCCTATGGACTCTATTCTTTTCGTATCTATGAATTTCTCAATATTCGATTGAATATTCTTGTTAGCATTCTCGTAGACAATCTTTATCCACTCTTGTGTTAGCTTGTCCCATTTCAAAATATTTTCTTGACCAAACATCTTTTCAATATCATTACCAATCAAATCATCAGCTAGGACATTAAAACTACTTGTTTTTGATGTCGATAGGCTTTTATCCAAAAAAATGGAATATTGTTTCCCATCATTTATTTCTATAACAATATCTTCGTTATGGTCATCTCCCTTATTTGGACCTATCCAAAAAATATTACTGATCATGTCTGAAGATAATTTGCTATCAGGTAAAATTTTATCCATTATACTTCTAGCCACATTTCTTGAACTAACCAAAATATTCCAATCCTTTTCAATGTCAAATTCTGTAGAATCGAATATGTTATTTACTTTCGAAATCTCACTATCCGAATCGAACTTACTACCATTAAACTTTCCTAAAGAAAGTCTGTTTTTAGAAAGTATTAGATTTTTTAGATCGGTTAAGAATACTTTTGAGTTTTCAGAGTATCTAGCTTTGAGTCCATTATCTAATATGTTATCTAGAAATTCGTTGTTTAGTAAAACCATACTGACACAAATTTCCTTTATTAGATTTTTACTAGAATAGGTGGATTGGTTGGATTCAAATAAATACCAACTATTTACAAATTTCATAATCTATATATTATATTTTAATATGTATTTCATAGGTTGGAATATATAGTCATATGAGTGATAGTCTTAATAATTTTTTTGAAAAATTAGGAGATAAATTATCTTTTGGAAATAAAATTCGTCGGGCTAAAGCTCCATATGGATCTACATTACACTCAGGAGCCTATTTTGGACCAGGTGAGAATCCAGGCCCAAATGAGGTTAATAGGACTAGAGTTACTAATTTGGTGGAAAACCCAAATCCGTCTCCTGGTCAAGTTTCCCCAGCAGTTGGTCTCAGGGATGAAAAACACATGTTTGGACTAAATAGGTCCTATCCCGCTGGATTTACCCCACTTAGTTATTATCGAAACTATAAAATTAATTCGGATGAGGGGCAGCCGGAATTTATAATAATTCCTAATGGTAATTTTCCACTAAAACCAAATGATAAATTCGAATCCAACACATCAACATGGAACAAAGGAACAAGTATTGGTGGATTCAATCCTGAGAATATGGAAAGAGATGGGGTAGGGGGTTTTGATGATCCAACCCAATACGACTTCAAATATGGACTACAAAACTATGATAATTGGCCAAATGGATCAATTCCTCTTCAATCAACTACTGGTAAAAATGATTATGAATCATTTGACGGATCGACAGACAACGATCCTAACACTTTTAATAGATCTTCTGTGGCTTGGTCAAGTGGAACCCCACATGAAAATGAAGATCCTGTTTATTTCGGATTTGAAATAATAATTGATAAATTAAGATCTCCTCTTTTGAATGGTGAATTAGATAGATTTTTATCTGATATTGGCGGAACACATAATACCGAAATTTCTTCACGAACAGATATATCTGAATCATTTAAAATTGAGCTCTCTAAATTTTTTAAATTTAATGAAGATCCAATCGAGGTTACAAATTTATTTAGTACTAGTCTAAAAAAGAAACACTACATAAAAAGAATATCTGGATTAGAAAAATTAATTGAATCAAATGAATCTAATAGATCAAAGTCATTCATTGACTATAAAAATGATTTAGTTCGAATATCATTTTATGAAGATACGCTATTAAGTACCGGCACTCTAGCAGCTTTATATAAGCTATTATATTGGTCTAGAGTGAGAGGTAAAGGAATTGTTCCTGAAAATCTATTAAAGTTTGATTGTGAGGTTATTGTATCGGAAGTTAGAAATATAGGAAGAATTCGAAAAGCAGCGGATAGTAATAGCTCTCAATATGCCCTAGAAGTCTTAAAAGAAAATGTATCAAGATACGTTTATAATTTATATGAATGTCAATTTCATTTCTCTAAGATGTCTCATCCAGACCAAGTTGATTTGGAAAATATATCACCATCACCAAATTTGGATATAGATATGAGTTTCAAATTTTCAGATATGAGGTTTGAAAGATTTAAATTTGATGGAGAGTATGGCAAATATCAATCGATTTCTAATCGAAAACTAAATCCTTTACAAACTTTACCTGAGGAATCTAATTCAAATGTTGAAAACATTGAGGGTAGCTTAGTCATAACAAAAATGTCTGAAATTCCGGTTCGTATATCACCCCTAATAGATATTCTATCGGATCCGAATGATGTTGCTAGTGTATCATCTCCAGATCAAGTAATTACTCAATCTAGAAAAAATTTTAAGAGAAAAGCTATTGATAAAATTAAAGAAGCTTTAACAAAATCTTCAAAAAAATTATTAGAAAGTGTCAAGAAAGCAACTCTAAACGAAACTCAAAGACAACTAAATAATCAATTTAGACTTCTAAACAACTCAATAGATCAGGTTAGAAATGCTTTTGGAATTGGTCGAATGTCAGAGCCGACCAATGTGTATAGAAATGTACCGGGCGGAGCATTCTTTTTTGATGTTAGAAATTCCTTTAGAAACTTCGCTGGGGATTTCCTAGGTGGACTATTGTGATAAATATATAATTCGATGAGAGTTTCTAATAGGACATATATAGGAATTGTTGAAGATAATAACGATCCTAGGAGACTGGGAAGATGTAGAATAAGGGTGTTTGATGTGTTTGATGGATTGCCACCACAAGATATTCCGTGGGCTACGCCATGGAAGGATCTAAATGGAAATCAATTTATTCTGCCCGAGGTCGGTAAGGTTGTAACTGTTGTATTTGATTCAGAAAATATTTACAAACCAGAATATATCTATTCAGATAACTATAATATTAATTTGGAAAATAAACTTAAAAAAATATCTGATGTAGCTTACTCTTCTATGAGAACTCTTTTATTTGATCATAAAACCCAAATATATTCAAATGATGATGAGGGCCTGATGATAGACTATAAATTTAATCATGTTAATATGACAGATAGTACTATTAACATATCTCTTAAAGATAATTATGGTAAAGTAAATATTGGTGATAAAACAGCCGATCAAGAATCCATCTTGGGTACTAATTTTTTAGCTTGGTTTGATGAATTTGTAGATTCTCTTTTGGGACATCGTTCTGGTCCCTATTTCGATAGTAAGGGGGCTCCTGTTGTAGCGAGTCCAGATTTCATATCTCTGTTAAGAAAATACAAAGCTCAAAAGCAACCAAAGTTTTTATCTAAAAATGTATTCTTGAATAGTAATCATCAAATAAACACCGTTAGACAAAATTCTGATTTTAGAGAGACCCTAATGCAGTTAGGAGACTCGTGGAAGTCAACAAAAGTTAAAAATTATATCTACTCGGATGACGTCCCTGATTATTCTCCAAAATATGGTACAGGGGAAGAAACACCTGTTTCTACAAATGCATCAAATGATATAGTCAGTTTATCAACTAGTGATGAGGATCAAAATGTTGAATCAATCGTTGAATTGCCAACAGTTGGTGAGGTGAATCCAGATGTCCAGAAGATACTTAATGCTATGGAATCTAAAAATTATAAAATTATTGATAAACCATACTATATAAATGTAGTTGCGATAAGAGATCAGTATGAGGGAGATACATATTCGAATCAGTTTAAAGATAGAATGTGGGCAATATGGAAAAATTCTGAAGGATTATGGGAATTTAATTCTTGGGCCATATCAACAATTCCTGGTTTATATATGAATTTTAAAAATAAAATAAAAATGAAGACATGGTGTAAATCAAATAGGCCTAAGGGTTTAGGTATTTTAGTTCCAGCTCAGTATCAAAATATTTATAAATTTTTTGAAGCAGAGGAGCCTAAAAATCTGACTAAGATGAAAGCGAGGCCAACATTTCGAAGTATTAATAGTCAATTAGCATATCGAGATAAATCATTTGAAAGTGATATAATTTCTTTTTCAAATAGAGAGAATCCCGAAAAGGGCAATCATGGAATGTTCATACACCGAGGATTTCCAGGTGGATCTCTAGTAAATAATTGGTCTGAAGGATGTCAAGTATTTTCAAGAGAGAGTGATTATGATCAATTATGTGAGTTAGCTAGGAATCATATTAAAATGCATGGAAATTCTTTTGACTATACTCTAATGACATCTAAGGATATCGACTCAGCGTCTTAATATACATTTTAATTTAATATCTCTCCGAACATCAGGTGGTAAAGTATTTAATATTTCACCAAATGATTTTATGTTATAAATGTTGACGCAACTAAATATACAACGCTCCAAAGGCTTTTTGCCCCATTTGGACAGTGATTTGTAATCTAGAGTAAATATAGATAGAGATTTTTTAGAAACAATTGCTCTAATCTCAAACTTTGGATTGATTTTATATACATAGGTCCATTTCCAATTGTTTTTAGAAGAGTCTTGAACATATCTAGACTCTTCTGGGTCCCAAATCAAATTGGGGGACCTTTCAAATCCAGATTTTAATAATCGATTATTAATGTTCATAAATTGATTTTTGTCACTTTATATGGATATTTTCTTTTCTGATAAAACTTTTCTCTTTCTTTGAAGTGATTAAATAAAATATTCTTCATATTTTCAGAATCGAACACATCAACTAAATCAAATATTATAGCTGTTTTTTTATCTTCGTGGAGTCTAAGGGCTCTTCCAATTGATTGAATTATTATCTGCTCTGATTTAAAGGAGTCAGCAAATATAACATTAAAAATGGATGTTATTGATACCCCTGTTGATAGTGTACCAAAAGAGGCTATTAATATTTTAGTTTTTCCACTCGTATCTTCCATGAATGATTTAATTTCTTCTCTAGTCTTATTTCTTACTTCACCATCAATGTAGAAAAAATCTTTATCAATTTTGTCTTTCAATCTTAGGAATATTTTCTGACCATACTCTATCGTGTGGAATAGTATAAGTGTATTTTTATCACATTTTTCAACGAGTCTTATTATCAACTCCATTCTCTTTTCGGAATTATGAATGAAGTCTTTTTCCAATTCTAGAGCTTCTTTGCCCATCCCTCCCTTTTTTATAATATCTAACCTTGATTGGTAATCGGAATCATTGTGATTCAAAATCAAAGCTTTGATTTCCACGGGAGAGATTATTCCCTTATCTCTTAATTCACTAGCCGATACTTCTGTTATTTTTGGACCCAACACTGATTGAATTGTGAGTATTTCACAAGAATCATCTGGTGGAAATGTGCCCGATACTCCGAATCTAGAGTATGCTGTCCTAATTGTTTTTTTAAGAATTGAAATTAGCGTTTTGCTTTTAGCCCCGTGAGACTCGTCGACAGCTATTGTGTGAAATTTTTTAAAAAACTCTTTAGGCCATTTTTCGAGAGATTGATATGTTCCGATGCATATATTTGGATCATCTCCACCATCATAAAATCTAGGTTTGTCTGACATAACTTCCTCAATTCGAATTTCTTTGTGGATTTTTATTTTAGATACTCTTTTAATTTTCATTTAAAATTTCCTTTTTTAGAATAGATACAATACTATCTATAGATGATATTCTTATCAACTTTATATTATTTTTATTGCAATAGTCATTTTTTGTCTTGTCCCTCATTTTAATTTTTTCAAATCCCTCGTCCCCTCCGAACCATTTTGTGGCGACGTAGTGTTGCTTCCCGTCAAATTCTATGCAAGTTTGTAGATTTGGTATCCAAAAATCAAAAACGAGATTTTTTATATGAAAACAGTCCTTGAAGATATGTTGGGGTATAAATTCAATTTCATTTTCTTCAAGGAAATTTAATATTCTCCTCTCTCCTAACGACATACTACATCTTGAGCATCGCGATCCTTTTAAATGGGAATGTGGGCTTAGTCTAAAATCGCCATGGATGGGACATGTTATTATAATTGGGGTATTTGAGTTTACATAGATTGATTTATCGTAATTATAGTAATTGGAGTGTTTGATGTTGGACCTATCTATAAATTCTTTTAAATTAAGCTTCCTTGATCCACCACATTCTGGGCACCCAAACCCATTATAGTGGGAATTAATCCTTTGAGTAAAGTGTCCATGGATAGGACATTCTATATCTATTTTCTGTTTGTTTGATAGATAATAATTTAAATTGTATATATACTTATGATTGTGTTTTTTATTGAGATCGTTAATAACTTCATCAACACTCTTTCTTCGAATGTCAAAATCACATTTTCTACATCCTCTTCCCTTTAGATGATTACTAAGAAGTTGAATGAATCCACCGTGGATAGGACATATGATTGTGACTCTATCTCTTGTTTTTACCTCATCGTTCCATAGAGTGTATCCAAATTTATCCCCATGTACAATTTTAGATTTTTTTATTGCCTCGCTCTTTTTCATAGTTCATCATTTTCATTCAATTCCTTGGCTTTTATTATTCCTCGGTTTATTGTCACAATATCATCATCTGGATTAAATTCTCTTATAGACCCATCTTCCATTTCAATTTCTATTTTATAATCATATATATTATTGATATTATTTCTACCGTAATAAAACTCAACAATAGAATCATAAAATTGAGTAACAAGAGTTATTGATGGTACGATTATCAATAATTTAGCATTTGGATCAATTTTACTTATAGTATAGAAGTATACAATTGATATTATCAGGGTTTTTCCTCCACTTGTGGCAACTTCAGCAAGACAAAATCTATTTTTGAGTATTTTAAAAGCAGATTCGATTTGATGATCATATGGAAAAAATGAAATCCATTCTCCTGATTTGTTTTTTATTTTGTGATTTTTGAAAAATTCTTTACAAAATTCCCTAACCGACTCAAGAGTCACCTCTCTATTTAAGGGGAAATCTTCTTTATTATCTACAATAAAGGAAGCTCCAATTTCTTGACACCCTCTCAAACATTCTTTCCAAAGACCTAGGCTAATTCTACCATTATTAAAATATGATTGTTTGCCATTCCAAACTCCCATCTTAAATGCTGGCATGAATCTATATCCCTTTATGTGCCTCGTTAACCAAAGATTTAGTTGATGATACTCTATACGCGTTGATTTTGTTACAATAAATTCTTCAGATTCTTTATCATATCTAAATCTCATAATATTATTTGATTTTTGTTTATTTTGTTGATTTTTTTGTGGTTTTTTACGAGGGAGGATGTGATTTGGTATATATAACAAAAACAATTATTAATAATGTTAAATTTTTTAAGAAATCTTTTAGGACTAAATAAAGACAAAGAAGTGAGTAATCTACCTACCACCTCAGACTCTGAACAACCAATGGAAGGAATGAATCCAAATAAAACTTCAGAGGATATGACTATTCCTAAATTAGCTACATTAGTAGATGAAAGAAATCACTTTGCTAAACCAGTAGAGGTATCAGAGGTAGTTATCCCACAAATTGTTCCTTCTAACGAAGTTGATAAGAAAAAGGCCGATAGTACATTAATTGATTCAAAGCCTAAATCTAAAAAGAAAAGATATTATAGAAAACCTAAGAATCCAAAAAACAAAAAGGGAGAGTAATCTCCCTTTTTTATTTACCAAGAAATTTTACCCAGGATACCCACTGGTCTTTAAATTTTCTATCTGGATTATATGGGGCGTTGAATTTATTGGATACCCTCTGCCACTCTTTTATACTTTTGATATTGTTATCTTGACAAATCTTCATACATTCTTCAAAAGAAATCATTATCTTTCTGCCAATATTCCACCCGTCTAGTAAATACTCTTTTAGGTCCACATTCTTAATATATTTACTCTTTCCGTTTTTGTTAATCCATTTACTACCAATTAAAGAATAAGAAATTTTAGACTTTATCATATTAAAATTGTTGATGTTTTTCTTTTTCGTTTCATATTCTTTTATTTTAGCTGATTTATAGCTATTATTTTTTATTCTTGTTTGAACCATCTTTTTGGATGATCGTTGGAAAGAATTTAAACCATCAGTATCAATGTCATTGAGTCTATCTTGAACAGACTTTTTATGAAAACCCCCATATGATTCGTTTGTTCTATTATAGAAAGAATCATTATTTTCAGCATCATAATACATAAGATATTCTTTTTCTATTTCTCTTATTTCTGATGCAGTAGAGACTGAGTGATACGATAGTATTTCTCTTTGAAAATCCAGAGGCCTTTTTCGATATTCTAGTTTTATATCTATTCCACCGAATAAATATCCATCCAAATCTGACCCTAAGTGCGACCCTATATAAAATTTATTTTTCTTTATATCAATCCAGAGATAGATAAAAGAATTGTATTTTTCTTCAAACATGGAGTATATATAAAATATATACATCAACCCATAGGTTACTTTATAATTTTATCTATTATCCCATACTCTAAAGCATCTTTGGCTGATAGCCAATAATTTCTATCTGAATCCTTCAAAACTTTACTATATTTTTGATTTGTTTTCTCAGATATTATTTCACACAATTCTTTCTTTAGGAGATTTATCTCCTTTGCTTCAATTTCCATGTCTGATGCTTGCTGAATATCAGCCCCATAGAGTAGTGGTTGGTGAATCATCGTCCTACTTCTCTTAAGAGCTTTCCTTTTCCCTTTTGTACCAGAGCATAGTATTATAGCTGCCATCGACGCAGCTAATCCGGTATTTATAGTTATGATGTCTGGTTTGACATATTCCATAATATCCAAAATTCCTAACCCATCATACACAGAACCACCTGGAGAATTTATATAAATTGTTATATCTTCTTCCTTGTCAAGACTTTCTAAGTATAAGATTTGTGATTTTATCACTTCAGAGGTATATAAATTTATTTCTCCAGAAAGAAATAAAATTCTATTCAGAAGCATTTTATTAAAAATATCACTATATGGATTATTTGATTCCATGTCCATTGATGAAATTATCGATCTCGGTAAATTCGATCTAGACCATTTTATATAATCATTTTTATGTTTACTCACTAATGTTATAAGTATATGATCTATTTTGTTTATTTCAAAAAATGGATTATGAAAGTTAATATATAAAAATAAAAAAACATGAAAACTACAATTGAAGTTAAGGGTTTTGAGATAGTTATCGATGAAACCGAAGAGACTCTTATTGTGACCGCAACTAAAGATGGTGAGACAGTCGAAGAATTTGAATTGTCTTTATCTGAAGATGGTGAGTCCGAAGATATGGATATGGGATCTGAAGATGAAGTTCAAGATTTTGAAGACTCTGAAGATACAGAAGGATCTGATGATGATTCTGATCTAGAGGACCTAGAAGATTCAGATGATCTAGAAGGATCTGATGACGATTCTGAAGTCGAGGTCGAAGAAGAAGAAGAAGAGTCTGATGAAGTTAAGCTTGAGTCATTTCAATCTTTTATTAACAAAAGAAAGTAATATGATCGAAAGATTTGGGTCCTTTTTATTAGAAAATTCTAATAAACAGCTTCTCTATTATGCCTTTGATTGGGATGATAACATTCTAAATATGCCGACTTTTATCCATATGGATAAGTTGGTTAATAACCAATGGATACCAACCGATATTAGCACATCTGAGTTTGCTCAAGTAAGGGAAGACAAAGAAAATTGGAGAGTTAGGAACGGTGACCCAGAAGAAGGATTTTGTGAATTTAGAGATGGTGGACCTAGGGGATCAAACGCATTTCGTGAAGATGTAGAGAAGGCAATTTCTTTAAATAGATATGGACCGGCTTGGGTGGATTTCATGGAATGTATTACAAATGGGTCTGTTTTTGCGATAATAACAGCAAGGGGACATGAGCCACAAACAATAAGATCTGCTGTTGAGTGGATAATCGACAATGTATTAACCGATGATCAAGTATATGAAATGTATAATAATTTAAAAAAGTTTGATTATTTGTTTGGATCCGAAATTGAATCAGAAAGAATACTAAAGGGTAATCCATCTCAGAATAAATTGGTTCAAACATATTTGAATAATTGTGACTTCGTTGGAGTATCTGCTCCTTCTAGAGGAACAAATTTCTTTGGTCCAGAAAAGGCCAAAGAAGAGGCTTTGTTGGACTTCAAAAGCAAAATTAATAAATTCGCTTCTAAAATTGGATATAAAGCAATTGTTGGGTTTTCTGATGATGATGTTAAGAATGTAAAACATATTGAAGATTTGATAGATAATTTAAACCATGAAAGATTTCCTAATATTGTAAAATACATTGTAAAAGGAACAAAGGACCCAAATAACATAACGAAAAAAGTCCGAACAATATCAGAATCCAATCAATCTCAAGGACTAGAAGGATCTATAATACCATTTTCTAAATTCGGAAGTATTGCTTCAAAATTTTTCCCATCTAATGATATGGGAGATCCTGTTGCGGTCTCTCATAATTTGCTAACAAATCACATCGAGGATAATATTAATAAACCACTTCGAAAGTCTATTCACAGAAGAAGAAATAAAAAAAAGAAATAATATGATTCCAAAAAAGCTAAATGACCAAACATGGCAGGTAAATTATGATAACATTATTTCTAGAGGGTTTAGGATAGGCAAATTGGACTCAAATAATGAATATACTACTCGCCAATGGGTGAAAGTTAAAGATATTCCGGGATGTGGATTACTTAATAGTGTTTTTATTCAGAGGCCCGAGGATGGTACATTTCCTATGACTGGATCAGTTCAGTATGGAGTGAAGAATATTTACTTTCCTCTTGGTGATATTAGTCCTGCGAAGTGGTGGCAGTTCTTTTTTCAACCAAAAACATTTGGCCAAACAAGCTGGAAAGCTTTTTGGATAATTGTTTTGTTTTCGTGTGCAGTTGGGTCCACTATATTCTATACCTTTGAAGATAAAATATGGTCTATTTTAGGTCTTGTTCCGATCGGATCATTAATTCTTAAGACATATCATAATTTCATACGAAAAACTGTATGATCTATCTATCATTCGTTTTTGTATTAGTATTTGCTGTGTGGTGTGCGTGGCAGGATGCTTATGATATCGCTTTACATAATACAATCAATCATAAAGAGTCGTGGATAAAAAGAGCGATAATAACAATGATATTTATTACAATCCTCTCTTTGGTTGATAAAAAAACAATCCTAGAGTCTATAATTGTATTGATTGGGTGTGCTGCTCTTTTTAGTGTGGTTTTTAGATCTAGTTTAAACTTAATTCGAAAGCTTGACTGGAGATATATGGGCACAGGATCTTGGTATGATAGAATATTCATTACTTTATCATCTAAAAACAAGAACAAGTCCTTTATTAATGACTTACCAAAGCTCTATAATCAAGACGATCCTATATCAATAAATATTATCCATAAATCTGGGTCCATGGCGACAATATTTGAAATTTCAGTTATTATACTATCTATAATATTTTAACGAATTTTTTAAATTTATCATTTTTGGGAATCCATCTGATATCTAACATATCTTCGCTAAAATACTGAGGAAGATCTAGTTTTTGATAAGCATTAGGCACTATCTCATTTAATTTATTCATGTCTTTTACTTTGGATATTCTATACAGTAATTTATCAGGATCTTGATCTTTTTTCTTTTTAACAATATCTTCGAATAGTTTTTTCCACAGAAAAATTCTGCCTCCTTTACGAATTTTTTCTTCAGATTTTTTAAATCCCGCTACATCGTTGTCAAAGAAATATTGGATCTCTAGATTTTGATTTTCTATAGTTCTAAGGTCTGTGTTTGTTCCCACCACACCAATTGAATTAGGATAAAACAAGGAATCTAAATATCCTTCAAATATTGTTATAATTTTAGAAAAGTCTACATTTAGTATATTAAAATAGTAAGATATTTTATTGTATATAATGGATTCGTTCATATCTAAATCAACATCATCTCCATTGACCCATCTATATAATGATTCCCAATTGTATATTAAAAAAAACCTTTTCTTACCCCCTTTTAGATTTCGAACCTGAAGGCCAAGAACTCGATCCCCCCTTCTATTTAATAATACGATTATATGCTCGAAATTTCCATCATCCCCCTTTGAAAATTTAGCTTGATAAATATTTGTATGTAAATTATCGGGTATTCCTCTTCCAATGAGATACTTATGAATTCCTGATCCTTTGGAGATTGGTTTGAAATCAAAAATTGGGGTTATATTATTTGGACCATTGAATAGGCTTTCTAAATCTTTTAAACTTATCAACTTCTCTAATCCTATTTCCGATAAACTCAGATCGAAGTCTTTATATTCAATAACCGAATTCAAATGGTTAATGATTTCCATTTTTTTACTCGGATCTAATATCTCATTAAAATCTTTAGATAATTTATCAAAAGATGTTTTTTTATCACAATTAAAACATATATAGAAGAGCTTATTGAAATATAAGTTTCCTCTTTTCTTATATTCGTTGTTGCTGTCCCCACAATATGGACATGCTAAATTTAATCTATCTTCATAGTCAACGATCTTTCTTTTACTAGAAGAAGTGAAAGATTTATCAAGTATCCTTTGTACTATAGATTTTATATAAGACTTATCCACTAATTTATTATTACATAAATCAATTTTGTTTCAAAGCTATTCTTTTTTAAGATGGTGGTCTCAGGACACAACCATTTGTTTCTCTTAATCCAATGATGTTTGAACTTCCTTTGGTCCACAATTTATCGTCCGATGATAGAATTCCTGTATCAAGATTTAAAATCATAAAGGTGTCCATAAACGGATATTCAAAGAACGTCCACTTTTTAAGTCGGACCTCTCGATCATATTTCCATTCCTTGGTCCACTTTTTGGATTTGGCATAATCATAAAATAGATTTATATCAGAATCCCTATTTGTATATACTCTATCCATATACACGTCTCCATTAATGCATTTCCAAATTAGAGATCTTCCAGATATTTTCTCTCTCTTTGGTGAATCATAAAGAACCAAAAGGGAACAAACTTCTGGATTATGAACGTAGATTTCAAAAAAGTTTTGACAAGTAGGATATCTCATGCAAGAATTTGATAGTTGCCCATTCCTCCCACTATAACTTGATTCTAAATAAAAATATTTTATATTATCTCCATTTATCAATTCAAATCGACCATCTATATTGAACTTAAAGTCATAATTGGATTTATACACATTAACAAATTTCTCCACAACCGAATCATCAAATTGGTTAGACATTATTTTTTTAAATGTTCTACCAACTCTTGATTCAGATCTCAGTGGAGATTTCCAAACCATTGAGTCCTCCTTTAATTTCTCGATTCTAATCCAGTCTTCAAAGTTGTCTTTGGATCCGGAGTCTTTATATATTTGATGCACTCTATTTGATTGAATAAACGACAGTGTATCATTTTTATTTGACATGTCTAAGAAAGTAAAATCAGAATCAATTGAAAATTTTGATTCTTGATCTAATATATGGTATAGAAAACTTCTAACATCTCTATCATCTGTGTTTTTGATAACATCAAATAAGAAATTATTTAAATTCTTTGAAAAAAAATATGGCAGTCCAAATTTATTTGATTCTAGAATAAATTCTAAAAAATTAAACATGATCTATATATTAACTTCGTATTAAACAAACGGCCTTCGACTATTTCGATATCTCGGATTCTTAATTTTAAGATATTGAAAAAATGGCA